ACTTATGTCTTTTGTACTACATAACAATCACCAACTAACAACAATCAATTAAGTAAAGGGGGAAATTAATCCCCCAATACAATAATATGTTAATCGCTTATCATGCAGTAATCTCCTCTTCAATAACTTTCTTAACTTTCATACCATTAGCAAGAAATGTTTTAATTGTCTCAGGATTACTAACCTTATGATCTTGACCTTGTCCATCTGTCAGTATAGTATATTCTTGAACACCTATAACTGTAGGACCATGAGCATTAGAATCAGTTGTAGTAATAGAACCAGCTACTGATAATACATTAGCAATATCTTCCATGCCTCTTGCACTCTTCAATATTCTAACAGTTGCACCAACAGCTGCAGCACCAACAGGCGTACTCACGTCTAAGCTAGTCACATCTTCTGGTAGCCTTACCTTATTAACCCAGCTTCTTCCTGGTATTACTCTTGCACTCATATTATTCTCCTTAATTAATTAAATAAACTATAAACACAAATAAAACTCAAAAACTTAAATCAAAAATAACGTAAAAACGATAGTGAAAAACCCCTGTTAAGGGGGTACCGTTATAAATAAAGCCACATACCAAAATGCTACAATTTTCAAACCTTCTTGTTTTAACCAACAATTTAATATATATTACAATGTCAGTAATCAAATGATTATCACCCAGACAGTACCCTTGAAATAGTTCTGCTGTAGGGGTCAGAAGGTGGGTTACTCTCCATATAGGATCAAGAGGTTTCCCCTCCAACTGACGAAAATTGCCTTATCATATATCTTAAAGTATGGGAGAAATTACTGGCTTTAGGTAAAGGTAAGGTTAAGATTTTAAAAATGGAGTTTTGTTACTCAGGGGGATACTGCAACCAATTTAGAGGAGATATTATGAAAGAATATGTATTAAAGATTGGATTTGACCCGATTACTGAAAAGGTACTATATGTTGAGGAATATATAGATAAATCTAGAGCCACTCTTAGAATAGATGATGAAGATATTGAATTAGAAGATGAAATATCAGATTATATTGTTGGCGATGTAATGGGGATATCTTAACCTTCCAAATCATCTGACGAGATTTGGGTGTAATTTATGAGAACATATAAAGTTAATAAGATAGAGCATACCGTATTTGATTCAACAGATGAGTTACCAGATAATATACACTATATAAGTGATTGGCGCGAGGGGTGCGTAGGTGACTGGGTTATGGCTGATGACGAGTGTATTATTCAGGTATTGCGTAAAGGTACGATGCTTAAAGCTAAAGGAAAGAAGCGTGAAGTTTCATATATAGGTACTTGCACAGGTACATTTACAGCTACCCCTAAAACTAAGATGGATACTTCTAGAAGAGTTAACATATATTCCTTTGGAGGGAACCTGTCTCCTGAGGAAGTAGTAGAAGCAAGAAAAGATTTAAATAGTAAAGAAAAGCTATTTGTTTTAAATTTAGCACTGGGAATGGACCCAAAAGAAGCATATATGAAAGTATATCCTACTAATAACCCTGGATATGCAAATATAAAAGCTGCTCAGCTAATAAAGACCGAAAGGGTAGATACTTATATGAGAGAAGAACATAAAGAAGTTTGCGAAAGATTAGGTATAAATGCCGAAGGCGTATTACATGGGATTAAGTTAATAGCACAAACTGCCGAAAAAGATGACACTAAGCTGAAAGCATTATTTAAGTTATCCGACATCTTAGATTTAGAGGATAAGACTACATCAAGTGTGCAGCAGGTCACTGGGGCAGTTTTCCAGGGTTTTAGTAAGGACCAATTAGAAAGCGCGGAAAGAAAGGAGATTTCTGATGGCAGTGAAAACAGGTAGAATGAAGGGGCAAACATATTATTCTGATACTTTGCCTAAAGGCGAAGGTGATAAAAATTTAAAATACGATAAAAGATTGTATGATTTAGCAGAAATGATTTACTACAAACCAGATGTTTCTCATCCAGATAGTGTTAGAGTTCTTCAAGATGAGTTATTAAAAATAGGATATTTAGATGAAAATAATCCTAAAAGCACTGACGGAATGATTGGTCCAATGACAATGGGAGCTTCTCTTAGATACTTATCTAATTTTAGCAACGATGCTTTATGGCAAGATGTAAAAGGAAAATGGAACTCTCTCTGGGGAGAGTAATATGGCTAATATAAATAGTCGCAATATTTCAGAAGCAGAAGAAGAATTGCGATTAGCATATAGTGATTTAGTAGCATTTGGCAAATTATTCTTGCCAGATGATTTTATGAGAAGTGAATCTCCCTTTTTCCATTATGAAGTATGTGACGCACTTAATGATCATAATCATAGACAATTAGCAGTTATCCTACCAAGAGGGCATGGAAAAACAGTACTTACTAAATGCAGTATATTGCATGATTTTTGTTTTACAGACGAACCCTTATTTTATGGTTGGGTTGCTGCTTCTAGTAAAATATCCGTTCCTAATCTTGATTATATTAAATACCATATCGAATATAACGATAGAATTAAGTATTATTTTGGAAACTTAAAAGGAAAGAAATGGACTGAAGATGACATCGAACTTAATAATGGCTGCAAACTTATTTCTAAAAGTAACTTATCAGGTATTCGTGGTGGTGCCAAGCTTCATAAGCGTTATGATCTTATTGTACTTGATGACTTTGAAGATGAGAATAATACAGTCACGCCAGAGAGTCGTGCTAAAATCGCTAACCTTGTCACGGCAGTTGTATTTCCAGCACTTGAACCCAAAACAGGTAGACTCCGAATAAACGGAACGCCTGTGCACTTTGATGCATTTATTCAAAAAATATTAGTAGGATATGAACAAGCATTAAAAGAAGAAAAAGATTATTCTTGGAAAGTAATCACATATAAAGCACTCCAGGAAGATGGTACTCCATTATGGCCTTCATGGTTTGGTCACAAAGAAATGGAACGTAAAAAGAAGTTTTATGCTGATAGTGGAACGCCTCATAAGTTTTATCAAGAATATATGATGGAAGTGCAAAGCGAAGAAGATGCACTATTTACTAGAGACCATATTAAATTTTGGAATGGAACATTTACTAAAGATGCAGATAGTGGATTAACATTTATTATTCCTGATGGAGAAGACCCTCAACCATGTAATATATTTATAGGAGTAGATCCAGCTACTGATAGTGCTAGAAGAAATAGTGACTTTAGTGTATTAATTACTATTGCAGTTACTCCTAATAATAATATATATGTATTAGATTATGTTCGCAATAGAACTCTGCCTGTATTGGGTATCCCAGGAACAGAGCAAAAAGGTATTGTAGATTATATGTTTGAAATAAATGATTTCTATGGACCTAAGATGTTTACAATTGAAGATACGACAATGAGTAAACCTATATTCCAGGCTGTTTATTCTGAAATGAGAAGAAGAAATTTATTTAATATTAGTTTTAAAGCGGAGACTCCAGGCAACAGAATGAGCAAAAGAGATAGGATTCAGGAGATACTAGCACAAAGATTTGCAGTCGGTCAAATACATTTAAAAAAAAATCATTATGAATTACATCGAGAAATTCTTACATTTGGACCAAGGATGGCGCATGATGATACTATTGATGCGTTAGCATATGCTTGTAAGTATGCACATCCACCTCAAGGTTTATCAGAAACTAAAGAGGGTTGGCGAAAACAAAAACCAAAAGCTAAAAGTTGGGTTACAGCATAATGGCAAAAAAAGGGTATCATACATGACCAGATGGCAAAAAACTTCATTCAGTTCGAAAGAAGCACAAGGAGGGTGGTATGCCTAAAAAAATGAAACCAGGAAAACTTAAAGGACCATCTCATAAAAAAGGTGGGATATTACTTGAAGCTGAAGGTGGTGAATATATAATTAAAAAATCTAGTGTTAAAAAACTTGGAAAAGCTACATTAGATAAGATAAACAAAGAGGGGAAGTTACCTATGAAAAAAACTGTAGTTACAGGAAAAAATTATGTAAAAGGCGCAAGGCGCTCTAAAAGCGGTCCAGAAGGTAGAAAAGCTAAAAATATTGTCAAAGGTGGCAATAAAGGAACTTTAAAAATAAAAAAAATGTTAAAAGAAATGAAAAAACGAGGCGGAGTAGATAGCTATATGACTAACCCTAGGACAGGTAAAAAAATTACTAAAAAAATGAGAGATCAAATTCCTAGATTTAAAAATCTACCTAAAAAAGCTGGTGGTGGCAAAGTAGGCGATTCAATAAAAACATATGCTTCTGGTGGTTACGTAGAAGGTAAATAATGGCTAAAACTGCAGCATGGCAAAGAAAAGCAGGAAAGAATCCTAGTGGAGGCTTGAATAAAAAAGGCGTTGCATCTTACAGGGCAGCTAACCCTGGTTCTAAATTAAAAACTGCAGTCACTACTAAACCTAGTAAATTAAAGAAAGGCAGTAAAGCTGCTAATCGTAGAAAGTCTTTTTGCGCTAGAATGAGTGGTATGAGAAAAAGACAAAAGCCTAGTAACAATACAGGTAAGGATAGATTGTCTTTATCTTTAAAAAAATGGAACTGCAAAGATGGCGGCATGGTTGGAACCTCTATTAAAACATACTCTTCTGGTGGATATGTAGAGGGCAAATAATGTCATTATATGAAAACATAAATAAACGTAAACGTGCAGGTACTAGTAGGTCTAAAAAAAATAGTACTATATCTAAAAAGAATTATGATAATATGAAAAAAGGTTTTCCCAAAGCTAAGAAGGGTGGATCTGTAAAAGATTTAAAGAAAATATCTAAAGAATTAAAAGGTGCATCTAAAATGCATTTAGCTCAATCTAAACGTGTAATGAAGCATGTTAAAAAAATGGCAGGTGATTCTGTAAAATCATATGGTAGTGGTGGTTACGTGGAGGGAAAATAATGCCTAGATTTGGTAAAAGATCAAAAGAAAGGTTATCTACTTGTGAAAAAGATTTACAAATGGTTTTCAATGAAGTCATTAAATACGTGGATTGCAGTGTTCTTGAAGGGCATCGCGGCAAAGATAGACAAAATGCTCTCTACGAAGACGGCAAGACAAAAGTTCGTTATCCTAATGGTCGCCACAATGCTAGTCCTAGTTGCGCAGTGGATGTCACACCTTATCCTGTGGATTGGGCTGATCGTGAGCGTCAAACTTTGTTTGCTGGCTTTGTTCTGGGCGTGGCTAACCAAATGGGAATAGAATTAAGATGGGGAGGCGATTGGGATCAAGACTTTGAAGTTAAGGACAATCGTTTTGATGACTTTCCCCACTTTGAATTAAAAAAATAAAATAGTACATTCATGGACAAGACAAGTCCTTAAAGTACAACTCGAAAGGAGAATAAAATGTCAAGACCAGGAAAAGGTTTACATACTTATACTGTGCAAGAAGCACAAAATTCAACACTAGGACAGGCTGGAACAGTTTACCTGTCTGGATCAAGTTCAATTACTATACCAGCAGAAAAGACTTGTATAGCTATACAAGTAATAGATGATATTACATTTGTAGCTACTACTTCATCTGATAGCCTTGACCATGCATCCCCAGAATCAGCATCTAGCATAGGTGGCGCAGCGATGGGTACTCTTACTATCCCTTCTGGAATGACAATTTACGGAAGATTTAATCAAGTAGTTATAAGTGCTGGCAAGTGCATACTATATATAGGTTAATATGCCTAAACTAGGATTAGGAACAGGATTTTCAAAATCAGGGCTTGTTGCTCCAGGTGTCGTAACAGATAATCTGGTTATGAAACACATGTATTCTGCAGGAGCAGTACAGCCACTAAGTGATGGTGCTGTAGATATTAATGCAGATGCTGCAAATAATGAATACATTAATGTAGGTGCAATATCTTTAACAACAAATGATGTATCTGTAAGTGCTTGGGTTTATGTTACTG